TATCCACAAACGCCAAGTATTACTGCCACGAAGCTTTAGCAGCCTTTGGTAGGCTCTGGATAGTTAACAACTCTTCAGACACTCAAACTATTTATTGGTCTGATTTGCTCATAGGTACAGATTTTACAGGAGGTTCCTCAGGCTCTATAAACTTATCTAAGGCGTGGCCTGATGGGTTCGATGAAGTTAGAGCCTTAGCTGCCCACAACAACTTCCTGATAGTATTTGGTAACCATAGCATCATAGTGTTTAAAGATGCTCAAAGCCCAGCTAATATGTCTATATCAGACACCGTTGCTGGGGTAGGGTGTGACTGCCGTAACTCTGTACAGTACACAGGAACAGATGTGGTATTCCTGTCCACCAGCGGCCTTAGGAGCTTCCGGAGGACTATACAAGAGAAGTCTATGCCTATAGGAGACTTAAGCTTAAATATTAAGACAGAGTTCCTACAGGCCGTAGAGGCAAGGACAGCGCCTACTAATTCTGTGTATAGTCCTGAGAACTCTTTCTATCTAATAGCGTTTCCAGATCAGAACACTACGTACTGCTTTGACTTAAAGGGTAGCCTAGAGAACGGAGCCTATAGAGTAACTAGATGGCCCTCAGTATCTTTTGAGTCTTTTGAGAGAAAGAAAGACGGCACTGTATACATAGGATCTTCAGCAGGAGTAGGGGAGTACGACGGGTACTCCGATAACGGATCTTCATATCGCTTTAGATATTACAGTCCCGGACTAACCTTTGGTGACCCCTCAAAGCTTAAGATACTTAAGAAGATAAGGCCTACCATCGTTGGTGCCAACAGTGCTACAGTATTTGTTAAGTGGGCCTATGACTTAGGAACTAACTTTAGAACACAAGAGTACACCGTAGGTAACCAGACTCCAGCTTTCTATAACATAGACGAGTATGATATAGGGGAGTTCACAGGTGGTGAGCTTGCCTCTAGGAGGCCCGTGAACACAACAGGTGATGGGACTATTATAACCATCGGAATGGAATCAGACATCAATGGCTTTCCTTTGTCTCTTCAAGAAATCAACATTCTAGTACTTATAGGTAAAACATTATGAGCAATTATACAGTAACAACGGACTTTGCAGCCAAGGACTCTCTGCAATCTGGTGATCCTGCAAAGATCATCCGTGGCTCAGAGTTTACCACAGAGTTTACAAACATAGCAGCGGCTATAGTAACCAAAGCTAACTTAGAGAGTCCTCAGTTTACTGGGGTGGTTACAGCGCCTACGCTTACAGTTTCAGGAACATTAACAGCAGGTCTTATTGACGGAGGGAGTTACTAATGGGTTTCTTAGCAGACATATTAGGAGGCACAGCAGACGAGTTCTACAGTGCGCTGCCTCCAGAAATACGTAACCTCTACGGGTCTTACAGTTCAGATGGTACATATACCTCAGGTATTCCTCAGGTAACAGCACCTCAGAACATAAGCTTTCAGCCTTACACAATAACCTCGGGAAACTTGGGGGACATTACTACTGATAAGTTCGGAGGAACTCAGTTTAACCTAGGCGAAAGTCAGCAGGCAATGCAGGACCAACTCTTAGGGGGTGCCTCAGACTTCTACCGTAACGCTATGCAGGACACCTCTGGTAGAGAGGCAGACATCTACAATCGTATGAGGGCTGCTCAGATGCCTGAAGAACAGCAGGCTATGTTGGACTTGGAAGAACGCTTGTTTTCCCAAGGGAGAGGCGGAGTAGCTACAAACCAATACGGGGGAACTCCTGAGCAGCTTTCGTTAAATATGGCTAGAGAAAGAGCCAAGAATGAAGCAATATTAGGAGCCATGGGTCAAGCGCAACAAGAGCAGATGCAACAGGCACAACTAGGCGGTATGTTCCAACAGGAAGGTTATGCACCTTTGGCTCAACTAATGAATGCCTCTAGTGCAGGAGCAGGCGCAGCAAGCATGGCTGATGTAGCTCGTAGGCAGCAGGGCGAGTACGACCTACAGGCTCAGTTAGCTAACCTACAGGCAGACTTAGGCTCTAGGACAGGGCTTGCTAATCTGTACTCAGGACTATTTAGTAGTGCTACAGGTGCTTTGGGTGGTGCTGGTGGTTCACTGCTTGACTTCATTTTAGGTTAGCTATAGGAGGACTAAACATGGCTACTTATCCAAACTTAGGCGGCATGTTAACACAGGCTGGTCAGCAACAGGGGCAGGTTCTTGGGAGTGCCTTCACGGGTTTAGCTCAGAATTTAATGAAACCCGTGGACAGTATGCTTGCTCGTAAGAAGAACGAAGGACTCCAAAAGGAGGTTCAAGACTTCCTCGCGGCCAATAAAAATAACCCCGCTGCTTTAAACGCCGAGGCTGCTCGTTATACCACCATGGGTAACGATGCTGTAGCCAAGGTGTTCTCGGATGCTGCTAAGGTTGCCGCTGCTCAGGTTGCCGCGGCGCAAGAAGGAAGGACAAGCAGAGGTCTTCAGGGTGGCTTGGCAGCAATACAAGCAGCGGCTACTAGAGGAGTTCCGCTTGCTGACTTAGGAGAGGCGCAGAAGTCTGTTATTGGTCTTGGTGGTACGCGAGAGCAGATTGCTAGTGCGTATAAAGCAGGCGTTCCTGAAGCTAAAGAGACTACTGCTCTTGACATCACAGAATCTACTATTCTTATTGACGGTGTGCCGACTAGAGTACAAACAGCGACTAATCCACTAACCGGAAAGATTGTCAGTCAGAATACTATTGGAGAAGCTGAAGTCAGCGGAAAAAAGGGAGAAAGTAAAAAAGGCTTGAGGGGTTTGTTTGCAGACGCTGGACTTGAAGTTGACTTGGATACTGTTGAAGGTCTCCGGGCTGCGCGTAACGTCGCTCTTACCGATTTAGGTAACGCTTCACTTGCTGGCAAGATAGACGACATTCTGGTTAGAAAGCTTCCTATGAATGCTGCTGACTCTGTAGAGATGGTACGTAAATCTGATCCTGCCTTTGCAATTAACGAAGAGCTTGTTGAGAAAGCAGGACGCTTTAAAGTTCTTAGTGAGCTAGGAACTGATGATGTAGCCGGTGTTGCAGCTTTGATTGAAAGAACTGTTACGTCAACAACAGAAAATGATCTACGTGCTGTTGCAGAACTGGACAGGTTTAGAGGGTCTAAAGACATTAAACAAGCAATTGTAGACTGGGGTACTATGCTTGCCTCGGGTAAGTTATCTGAAGACACCTTGCTTGAGTACACTAAGATTATGACAGGGCTTGAGAAGCTAGCTAAAAACAGGATAAGCGACAGCATTGATAATTTGGCAGTTGCGGCAGTCACAGAGAAAGAGCAGGAAGCTATAGAAACTGCCCGTAAGTACTTTGGCCTTTCTGACGACGTGGAGTTATTAAACTAATGGCAGATAAAAAAACCTCAAGAGTAGACGTAGGCGACGGCAATGTTTTAACTTTTGCACATCCCGCTGACTGGTCTGAGTCGAAGATTAAAGCTTACGCTAGGCTAAACAGAAGCAAGGCTACGTCTACAAAATCTACCGACACGCCTACAGACAACAAGGCAGACGCTGACGAGATTACTGCTTTAGATATGGCAAAGCTTGGGTTGTCTAGGTTTGCTGTTCAGTTTGTCCCTGATGTTTTTCTATACAGCCGCGATGAAACAAATGCGGCTCTAGAAAAAGCAATCATGGAAGGTCAAGCGGAGAACGCAGGGGTTGTTTCAGAGAGAAAGGCAAGGCAGATTGCAGGAGTACCTCAGGACGCAGAACTTGGTCTTGGTCAAGAAATTATAGCAGGTCTTTCTGATCCTCTTACGCTGGCAGGTACACCTATAAGAGCAGGCTTAACTAAGTTCCTATCAGGAGCTATCCCAGCCGCTACGTCTACTGTAGCAGGAACAACCGCAGGTGTTGTTGCTCCACAGGTAGTTAAAGAGTTGGGCGGCGGTCAGCTTGCTCAGGAAATGGCAGGCGCTGTTGCTGGAGGAACTGTGGGACTTGCTGCTGGCGCTGGCGTTGCTCCGGTTGTCTCTACAGCAGCTCGTGTAGGCTCTGAAGGATTTAAAAAGTTAACAAACGCTCCTGAAGCTCTTGCGTCAAGTCAAGTCAGGTCTGAGTTAAATGCAATTAAAAGAGCCACAAAGCCTGAAGAGGTTGCTAACTCAATTAATGAACTAGCCAAGCTTAAAGAAGAGATACCTGATCTAGAGCTTGGCGGTATCTTAGCG